TAATCGGTCCCCTTGACTTAGGATCGAAGAGGATGCTTGAGATCGGTACAGGATGGGGAGAGTCGGCGGCATTCTTCGCAAGTTTGAAAAAGGATTGGACCATCTATACGATAGATGGTTTTGGTCTTTACGGGGATGGTCGGATATACTCTGAATTTAACCATGAATCGGTTAAGAAGATTAACGAGGGGCTCGCAAGCAATGTAATTCAGATACTCGGCGACTCATCACGGATTCCGTGGGAATTACCAATCGACATTTTATTCATCGATGGGGATCATACGTTCGAAGGATGCGTGGCAGATTTTTTACAATTCGATCGATTTATATTGCCTGGGGGATATGTAATCTTTGATGACTACCATCAGGAAAATAATCCAGATAACGGCGTTAAAATGGCAGTGCTCAAAATCTTAAGCGAATGGTCAACCTATAAAATAGTCTACGACGGTTATTATTGCGCCATCTTACAAAAGCTATGATATTCAAAATCCAGCCATACACAGTAGATAAGAGTCAATTCGGAGTTGAGTACAATCTTCATTGTTCGATGGTTCCGAAGGGTGAATGGATTCTTTTGTTGGATTGGGATGCGATGATGCTCTCACGCGAGTCGTACGCTTTGATGCAAAAGGCCATTGATCGTTATTCGGACACTGCAGTATTCGGCGCCATGACTAACCGAATCTCGTATAGCCATCAAAGATTAGGGGTCGAAATGGATGGCAATGACTCAATCCGTAATCACATTAAAATAGCTGAAGAACAAGCGATAAAATATTCTGACGGTGAAAGTGTAGAGGCTCCTGCAATTGCCGGTTTCTTTATGTTATTCAATCGTTCATATTGGGAACAGATAGGAGGATTCCAAGAGAAAATAATGGATGATCGAGGAAGGCTATTCGATGAGAACTTTAGTGTGAAGGCTTGGAATATTGGTAAGAAATGCCGAGTAATAAAAGGGATATACTGTTTCCATCAATACAGATTAATGTCGGAGAATTATAAAAACAAAGACCATTTAAAAGATGAATAAAATCAAAAACTACCTTTTAACATTCGCAACGATCATTGTGACGAGTTTGATAGGATCAGTCGCATTAGCTTACTGTATCGTGTATGTTTGGATTCTTTGGGAATTCGCTAAATTTGTTTTCAATCATCATTTATTCTAATGTGTACAATCGAGAATAACGCATGCGGTAAAAGAGAATTCAGTTTCCATTTCAACCGAGATAAGTCCGAGACATCTGGTGAAAATGAGGTATTAATTCATTGTGATGGTGTATCAGAGAGCGTAAAAAATGTTATTTGTAATGTACCAACGAAGGGTAAGTTCAATATTGACACGCCAAAATTTGTGATGACTGGATGTTGTGATCGGATTGTGATAAGAGATGGAATTGCGTATGTCGATTGAAATCACGTTTTTTGTATAAACTACCCATGTGAGCAGAGCCATTGACCTACTTACCGGAAAATCTTCTTTATGGCCTTTAGGAAGGTCGGAAGCAATGCCTACCGGTAATACACTAAGAAGCACTTCGGATTTTGGCCTACCATACGTTACTTCATTTGTTTTTAAAGACACTCCTTATTGGCAAAAGCTCAACAGCCTTCGGAGTTACTTCGCTTGGTTTGCGACAAACCCCATTTTTTACGCGGTTGTAATGATCAAGGCTCGTGAATACGCAAACATGCGTTTCGTGGTGAAGAATAGAAGCGGTGATAAGATCGAACCGGAGTCTACAAAAAAAGCAATCCCTGCTAAGATCTATAAACTATTGAACAATCCGAACGTGATGCAAAAGCGTTGGGAATTTCTTCAGCAGCGGAAAATATTTCGTGAAGTATGCGGCAATACGATGACTTACGGGAATGCAGGTTTTGGGATGAAGCCAGATATTAATACGATCGCCGCCCTGTGGAATGTCTGGCCGCAATACATGGAGTTCATGTTAACCGGCAAATATTTCGACGCCATTGAAAAAACTGATGTGATCAAAGGTTGGCAGTTTTCCTATGGAGATTTCAAACGACCATTCAACACCGACGAGATCCTACATCAGAATAACCCAAACATTGACCCAACTGCGGGATTAATATTCGGTACGCCGACTGCATTTTCTTTAATTCAGCCATTGTCGAATATTGATATGGCTTATGAAAGCAAAAATGTAATCATGCAAAACAGAGGTATGCGAGCAATCTTTACCTCAGATAAGGGTGATGCATCAGGCAAGATACCAATGACTCCAGCAGAAAAAATCGAGGTTCAAGGGGAAATAAAGAATTATGGAGCGCTTGAGGGACAGAAGCAATTCCTGTTCTCAAATATGCCAATCAAGGTTACACCAATTGATCAGGATGTGCGTAAGCTTGGATTGAGCTCGGATATAGCGGAGAATGCAATGTTAGTCTGTCACGCTTTCGGGGTTCCTGAGATTTTGTTAAAGCTCTATTTGAGTGGAGCAACATTTGAGAACCAGGAATCAAGTCTTCGACGTCTTTATCAAGGAGCACTTATCCCGGAATCACAGGACGACATTATTGGCCTGAATTCATTTCTTGGCTTGGATGATACAGAATGGTACATTGACGCGTCATTTGATCATGTTCCATGTCTACAGGAATCGGAAAAGCTGAAGGCTGAAACCAATAAAACAACATCCGAGACAGCAGTCCAAGAATTCATGAAAAACTTAATCACTCTTGATGAATATCGAACGCGTATGGGTTATGGGCCTATGCCTGTTGTTGAGGTTGATCCCAATAAACCCGCTCCTCCAGATTCACGCACCCAGGAACAACAAGCTCAACTTCGTGGTTCAGTAGGTGGAGTTCAGGGAATATTGTCAATTCAGCAGGGCGTATCATCTGGGAGTACCACTTATGACGCAGGTATAGCAATGTTGAAGATAATTTTCGGATTTACCGATGATCAAGCTAAGGAATTGCTTGGTGATCCTAAGCCAGCGGCACAACCAATAACACAATAATTATGAATCAGAAGGATAAAGAAAAGGATGACAAAAAAAAGCAGATCGCGAAAGCGATGAAGGAGAAACAAAAAATTGTTCTCGACAAAAAAACAATACGAAAATGAAATCACTCGAAATCCCATTTTTCGCGAAGCGTAAAGATCTCTTTAATTTCTTAGTAGAGAATAAGAGCACATTGATTGCGCAAAAGAAAGCATGCGTTAAAAATTACGTGCGTGATGGGATGCATTTCGATGGCGTTCCGTTCAACGGCGTCCTTTTTGATGATAAGGATAAGGCAATGAAGGCTAATGCACCTGTGAGTCTGGATATTTTAGCGCTTAAGGTAAAAGCTATTATCAACACAACGAACATTATTGACAGCTATTTGGACATGCACGTTCCGAAGATTTGGAATCGATCATTAAAGGAGAATGCAAAAAACATGCTTCACATGCAGGAGCACAAAATGGGTTTTGCTGACATTATTGCGGACGGTAAAGATCTTAAAGCATATGTCCAGACTTATACATGGAAAGAACTCGGGTTAAATTATGCGGGGACTACCGAGGGTTTGACTTTTGAGTCGATTGTACGTAAGGATCGTAATAAATTCATGCATGAGCAGTACGCTATGGGGCGTGTAAAGAATCATAGCGTTGGCATGCGGTATATTCAGTTGGTAATGTGCATCAATGACAAGGATTATGGAGCGGAATTCGAAGCCTATGAGAAGTACATTAAGATGGCGGTGAATCCAGATGTAGCGGAGGAAACCGGCTATTTCTGGGCCGTGACCGAAGCTCAATGCATAGAAGGAAGCGCTGTCGTGCTTGGCGCCAATACTGCGACGCCAACACTCGACAATAACATGGAAGGTGAAAAAGATGCCCCAGATACAACTAAGAAAGGCATTGATTATGCATACCTCGCTCAAAATTTGAAGCTTGCCAGATAGATGAATTTGTAAAGTCCGATGATTATTTTTAGTTTTAGATACTTTTTCAAAAGGAACTAAACATTTTTCGTCTCATATCGGACCCGTCGCCAGACATTCCATGAGATAAATCAGAGGACTCGCCATCGGCATTCCAGCCAAGGAAAAAGTTTAGGACTGTAAAAATTCATACACCTAAATTTTAAAAATCAGAATGAAAAAAAGCATTAAAATCCAATTGGGTATCCGATTGTTTACTGCCGGATTGATTCTTTATTTCAGCAACACGGTGCCAGGATTCCTATTTGCCGCGATCTGTATGGTATTCCCATCATTGAATTTTGATCCACGGGTATTCATGCGAAGACTTGCGATTGGTGCCGCTGACGATGATCAAAAGGCGTTGCTCGACACAATCACTACCCAGGTAAACAAGATCCTTTCCGAGTCACAAAAAGATTCGGTTAAAAAGGCTGATGTTGACAAATTGATCAAGGAGACGAATGATCAAATCGCCAAGCTCACCAATGATCAAATGAAAGTGCTGAAAGATCGAGTCGACGAAATGGCGAAGGCTAATGAGCAACTTGTTGCGGATCTTGCTAAGAGCACTGAAGCTCTGAATAAGCAGGGACTTGAAATAAAAAGGCTTGGTGATAAAGCACCGGAAGAAAAGAAAACCCTTATCAAAAACTTTCGTCAAGCTGTAAAAGAAGGCTTGATTAAAGCGAATGAAGAGGCCGCTATGGGAATGAAACCTTTCGAGGAAATCAAGGATTCTCTTTACGGTGATCGCATTTCACTTAGTAAATTCTTTGAAAAGAATCCACAAGGTAAGCTATCATTCAAGATTGATTACCTGGTTGAAGGTGTTAACAAGGCAGCGGTTGACATGTTGGAATCTAACATCGTTCAATCAAACGTAAGCGCATTGCGCCTCACTGAGCTTGATCCTTCACGCGTTGGCATTCCGTTGACAATCTATCCACACGTAATGGATGTATTCCCGACCAAGAGACTGACTCGTCCTAACATGGCACTTTTGGTAGTGTACAGCTACGAAGATGGTGCGGATACGAAAACTGAAGGCGCAGCATCTGCAAAATCATCTTTCTTGTTCAAGACTGTCTCTTTCCCTTCATTCTTCATCGCAACTTATTTCACATTGTCTGACGAAACGTTGGACGATTTGGATGAGGCATTGGATGAAATTTCAATGACGGCACCTGACAAGATCTTGGATAAGATCGATAATAAGATTCTCGGAACAGCTGGTGACGATGCGGCAGATCTCAAGGGTATCCGTACAACTGGTGCAACAGGTAAATCAACGGCATTCGATTCAAGTGCTTTCACGACATCGATCGTAAATGCCAATATCGTTGATGCAATTGCATGCGCGAAACGTCAGTGTGAGACGAACAAGTATAAGCCAAACGTAGTGTATTTGAACCCTACAGAGGTAATGAAACTCGCAGCTGCTAAAAACAGCTTCGAAGATTCTCGTCTTGATAGACGCGTCGTATTCGATGCAATCGGCAATCCTACAATGATTTACGGTCTTCGTATATTGCAAAGCACCGAAATTCCTACAAATCAATTCATCGTTATGGATAACCGTCAGCCAATGATCGGCCGTCGTCGCGATATGACAATGGAGATCGGCTACAACGGGACGGATCTTGTGGAAGGTCAAAAAACTGTTGTGCTGAAAGTTCGTTTGGCTTTCGGTGTTCGCGATAAGGCTGCGATTATCTGGTGCTCGAGCATCACAACCGCGATTTCTGACATTAACGCAACGTCATAATGGCAAAGGTTATTGTCGAAGGACCGACCAATAAAGTCAACGCAATGAAGAAAGTATGCCGTTCATTCGGCTTATCATTCACTGATGTTGATAACGAGTCGGGTGATAGTGAATCTGATTCCAAAGGAACGGATAAACTGAAAAAAGGTCGCAAAAAATAAAGGTTTCTGAATGATTACCACGAGAGCAGACTTTAATTACGAGCCATACAATATTCCAAATCTGGATAAGGTCGGAGGTAACTTCGATATATTCAGAGCGGATCAGGAGGCCGTGATTTTAAAGTCTCTTTTAGGTATTTCATTGTATCAGGATTTTATCAATGGAATTGCTGAAGACTATCCAGAGCAGAAATGGGTTGATTTGAATGCCGGCAAAACTTACCAGGTAGACGGATTAACCTATGAATGGGCTGGATTTCTCGGACGTAATGGTGCTCTTGTGCCTGCCATTTATGCTGAATGGCTAAGGGCAACATACGATAATCACACTGGTGTTGGTATCACTGTTTCAAGGGTTGAGAATGCGGAAAAGATAAGCCCTTCGCTTAGAATTAGCCGGGCTCAAACGAATTTCAAAAACCTTGTAGGATGCCAAGCAAAGAATGGATTCGCGGCAAATTTCAAGAATACCCTTTACGGATTCTTGATTATAAATGCTGTAGATTATCCAAATCTTGTTTGGACTGATCCGGGCAGTATTAACATTTTTGACTTATGAGATTTGTAGTCGATGATATTGAGGAGGTCGTAATTGCGATGAGAGATCAGATCGATGGGCCTCCTTATTTTGATTATGGGCATCCGGTCGAATTAGTCAATAACCTGAAAATGAAAAATCAGGACGCTGATTTGAAAGAGAAAAAATATCCATTGATTTATGTTCGTACTGACATCGAAGAGGAGTTTAATAGTGGAGTTTGGGATGAAAAGTTGACGATTTTTATAATCGATTACACTAATCTGAACTACACATCTCGTGAAAGGAAAGAGCAGGTTTTCAAACAAATACTATATCCGCTTTACGAGGACTTTATTGATGGGCTTAAGAAATCAGGACTATTTGCACTTGGTAACAATTTGCAAAGACCTGATCATAAGAAAATCGATCGATTCTTTTGGGGTAGTCAGTACAACTACAACAATACTGCGAACGTGTTGGAGGATCCACTTGATGCAATTGAGATCAGTAATCTTAGATTGAAACAATTCACTCGACAAATTTGCTAATTATGTGGAAGATACATTTGACTTCACTTTTGACGAAAGTTTTCACCTTTTAAATGAAAATGAAATGGCATTAGATTGCGCAGAAGATGTACAAAATATAGGCCGGTCAGCATGTAAAAAGCTGCCACAAGCCTTCAAGGGTTTTATAAAAACACCGCTCGGATGGACAATCTCCGCCGATGCAACGCAGCAAGAATGGCAAGATGCCTTGCTTGCACTATCGGATCGTATTTATTTGTTCCCTGATGCTTATGATTTTGAACAACAATCAGAGGAGACAGTATTTGCGACATCAGGACTTGGTAAACAGGTATTTGTCCGTCAGGGCGAGTATCGATTTGAGATCAAGTTCCAGGAGAATCTTGAGATTCACAAAGCGATGTACTCTCACTTGAATTCTGGCGGCGGCATTCTGCCGATCGACCTGGAAAACAAGCTCATTTACACCAGCCAGGATAATGGAGACACGATCAAAGGGTTTACGCTTAACAACTTCATTCCTAAAAAGCTACAGTTTGGTTCAGGTTCAGAGCCTTCGGTATCACCGATCTATTTCTCATTCAAGGACAGTACCGAGTTTGACAAGTTTGGATTCCAACTTGATTTCTCGACACTTCTTTTAAATCTGGTTCCGGTGACGACTGTAAAACTCGCGATTGTTGGCACGCCGACAGATACCGAGATACAGGTAAGCGTGAAATCAACATTGGATAATGTTGCATTGCTTGCACTGGTTCAGGATGATTTCGTGGTGTCGACTGGTTCAGTTTCCGGTGTTACAGATTCGGACAATGACGGAATTTATGTGATTGCTGGAACTGGGTTTACTTCAGGTACAGTAAATCTAGTGAGTGCATCGGCATTAAGTGTTCCAGGATTTGAGTCGACGGGCGCGGTTGCATTCACGGTTAGTTCATAATTCATTATGGCTGAACTTGTGAATATTTCGTTAAGCCCAGAGGCTAAAGCGAAGATGCCCTTCGATGAATTCAAAAGGGTTTTTGGAAGACACTTCATCGGTAAAAAAGAGACGGTTGAGAAGGCTTACACCAGATTAACAGGACGCGATGCTAGAACAATTGAGCGCAAGATTGAGACGAATCGACCTGTCGAAGACAGCACTAAGAATCGTCAAGCAAGAGAGTTACGTCGCAATAGATCTTAATACCGAGGAACAACTTTTTGGAAGGGGCATAGACTCGAATGGCAATAGCCTGGGAGAATATGCCCCTTTAACTATTCAGATCAAGAAGGAAAAAGGGCAACCTTATGATCATGTCACTCTTAAAGATGAGGGTGATTTTTACAATGACTTCTATATGGATGCCGATAAATGGCCCGCCGAGATCCATTCTAAGAATTCAAAGACTCGAAAATTGGAGGAACAATACGGTAGTGGTATATTTGGATTGACAAGGAATTCAACTGACCAATTCACAAGCCATGTTCAAGAACCTTTGGCAAAAGCTATCGAAGAAGAAATACTCACCGCTTTTCGAGACTTGTGATTCGCTCCCCCTTTGGAATTTTTTTAAAATCATTGAGAGTGCAGACCTAAAATATTTGATTCGTGTTGAAAAGCGATTCGATTACGAAGGATTGGCTATGCACAATTCCAGTGATAGCCACTATACAAAAGCATGGGATAAAATACTTGAGGAGTTCGCCACACTTGAGAATTCAACAGGGATGAATTCCGAGCGGATGAATCGAACAAAATTGTTAATTCGTTGGGCGCAATATCTTCAAGAACAAGCAATGATTAAGCATTTATTTTTCAAAACGAATGCTGAATACATCCGGGAATTGAGGAAGCGTGGATATCACATGGATGGTACTTCGCATGAGGCATATTGGGAATCATTATCTGCAGCCTCAAAGAGAGTTCATCATCATGTAACATTCATGGAGTCCCTGAAGATTAAGATTGACGGGGATAAAAAAGATAAAAAGCCTGAAATATCAAATCCATTTGACCAAGTGATGGCTTGGATTCTTTCGAATGGGATTAATGCAGATGAGAATATAAGCGTCAAACGATACGTTGAAATAAAAAAAATCATTAATAATAGAATCAAATCTATAGAATCACAAAAGCGGAAAAATGGCAGCATTAGATAGGGACAAGGTTATTCCTGATGAGCTATTACAAGCTCCATATCAACTCGCAGATGGGTTTGACGCTGTTTCAAAATCGCTTCGTGAGGTTGTTACTATTGCAAGGGAAGTCACTAAATCACTATCATCTGGGAAGCAATCAACGGAGGGGCAGAAAAAAGCAGCTGATGAGCTTGCACGCGCTCAAGAGAAATTATCTAAAGCTAATCAACAGATTACGAAAGACGTAGCAAAGTTGAATGTGCAGACCCAGGAACGCAACAAGCAGATTAAGCAAGAGGCGAAAGAGAGTCTTGGATTGGTAGGTGCATACTCCAAATTAACAAAAGAACTTAATGAAGCACGGAAGGCATATAAGGATTTAGCCGCATCGGGGAAGGCAACAAATGAAGAGTTAGCGAAACAGAAAGCGATTGTCGACTCTCTGAACAATAAAGTCAAGACCATTGACAACGCAGTCGGCCAATTTCAGCGCAACGTCGGGAACTACCCTAAGACTTTCAATGCTGCCACGGACGCGCTTAAATCGTTTCTTGGGGCATTTGGAGTAGTTGTTGGAATTCAACTATTCGCACAGGCAATAAAATATGCGATCGGCTTGAATGTAGAATTTGGTCGATCGATCAGTGAACTGTCGGCGTTAACTGGCGCGGTTGGCCAAGATTTGGAGTTTTATAAGGAGCAAGCAATTGAGATAGGTGGAGCCACGGGAACATCAGCCATTGAAACAGTCAAGGCGATTAAGTTAATAGGGTCGGCAAGGCCCGAATTGCTAAAGGTAAAGGATGACTTAGTTGAAGTTACAAAGTCTGCTTTAATATTGGCGAAGGCTTCAGGGCTTGATTTACCGGAGGCGGCTGATGCCCTTGCAGGGGCATTAAATCAACTTGGATTACCTGCTAGTAAGGCATCACAGGTAATAAATGCACTGGCCGCAGGATCCCAAGCGGGCGCAGCCGAAGTTCCCCAGATGAATGAAGCATTGCAGAAATTCGGTTCTGTTGCGAAGACAGCAAATGTAAATATTGAGGAGACGGTTGGGCTCATTGAGACATTGGCTGATAATCAATTGAAAGGAGCAGAGGCTGGGACCGCATTAAGAAATATTCTTTTACGAATATCAGCTGTTCAAACTTTACCGCGAGATGCACAGACGGCGCTTAAGGCCTATGGCGTAAATTTGAAATATGTTTCGGATACCGCTGTGCCTCTGAATTTAAGACTCCGTGAATTTTCTAAAATATCGAATGATCTTAATGCAATTGTTGATGTTTTCGGAAAGGAAAACGCAGTGGCAGGGCAAGTATTACTTCAAAATGTTACTCGGTTTGAGATGCTTACAAGGGCAGTAACAGGGACAAATACAGCCTTCGAACAAGCAGAAACAAATACGAATAATTTAGGCGGTGATATTGATGAATTTAAGTCATCGATTGATGCGCTCATAATAACTGCAGGTACAAGCGGAAACATTTTCAATGATGTAAGCCGATCAATTGTTCAGCTTCTGACTAAATATGTCGAATTTATACGGACAAATGAAACCGCCGCTGAAGGAATTAAACTAGCCTTTACGCCATTACGGATATTGGTTCGGTTTTTCGAAATAATCCGCGATCTTCTCTCGGACTTGTCTAAATATTCAGGAGAGTTCAATTTTATCTTATCACAATTAGCAGAGACATTCAAGACTATTGTTAGTTTTTTAGTCCAGATTCCCGATTATTTAACAGGATTTGTTTATGCGACAATCGAAGCTTTTTCAGTAATAGTAGATGCCGCGAAAGAAACATTTTCGCTTGTAGGGGATTTAGTAAAGGCTGCGTTTGATCCTACGCAAAGTATAGCGATAGTTTTGAGTCGATCAATAACCAGCGTTCGGGATTATGGTGAAAGAATAGGGCGGGCATTTTTGGAAGGATTCAACAAGTACAAAGATCACACTTTGGAAATAATTGATCCTAAGAAATCAGTGGCTAGACCTGGAGTAGCATCACCAAAAAATCCAATTAAGCCTTACAGTACGACAGCGGACAAGTCAGCAAAAGATCGAGTTGATTATGAGAATAAACTTGCCCAATCAATTATTAAAATTCAACTTGATGCAAATGAAGAAATACTTCGAAACGAACAATCCTCATTAGAGGAAAGGAACGAAGCCACTCGAAAGGCATTCGCTAATAAACAGGCGCTTTTAAGATTGCAGTACGAAGCAAATGTTAAGTTGTCGGAGGGTAATATTGTTGAGTTAATTCGTCTTGAAAAAGAATATGTTGCTGAATCAGAACGTCTAGGAGTTGAGTATAAAAATTCTTTTGAAAAAAACTTTGTCGATGCAGTTGTAAAATTCACTAAGAAATCTCAAGAAGAGGGACGTAAGCAACTCGATTCACTTGATCAATTATTAATCGATGGTGAGATATCTGTAAAGGAATATCAAAAAAGACGTGAGGAGCTTGAGTTAAATACCAATGTGCGGATTCTAGAGATCCAGAAAGAATTCATACTCGAACAAATCAGCCAAGCTATTTTATTAGGAACGACGACTACTGATTTGCAGAAAAAATTAGCCGACACAGAGATTGCAATAACGAAGGCAAAAGTGGATGCAATATTGGCCGAGGAAGAGCGTGCGTTTAAAAAGAAGCAAGAGAATCAGCAATTGATTGATGCTTCTTTGCAGTTTGGCCAAACTGTGTTTGATGGTATTGTTGATAATAGAAATGCAGCATTGGATAATGAGCTGGCAAAAAATGAAGAGAGAAAGAAAAAAGAGCTTGAACTTGCGGGAGATAACGAGCGTAAAAAAGCACAGATTCAAAAGAAATTCGACCGAGAGCAAGCAAAAATAAAAGCGAAACAAGCGCAGGAAGATAAGAACGCGGCGTTATTCAGCATTGCCATAAATACAGCATCAGCAATTGTAAGGACGGCGGCGCAATTGGGATTCCCTGCGGCTATTCCATTCATCGCAATCGCGGCGGCTACTGGATTGGCGCAATCTATCATCGTTGCAAGTCGCGATGTGCCTAAGTTCTGGATGGGTTCGGATTACACGCCTGACACATTCATTGCTGGTGATAGAGGATCAGAATTAATCTCTTATAAAGGTGATACATTCTTGACCCCTAACAGACCAACATTATATAGTGGCATGGAGGGTGCAATGGTCGTGCCTCATCCCAAAACTGAAGAGATTTTAGGTAGCTTGGAGGATGCGGATATTAGCCGGTCAATTTTACGCAATCTGAATTTGAGTAATACTGATTCACGGTACTATAGCAATGGACTTGATTCGGAAATATTGGGAGAAATGAAGCAGGTCAATAAAAATATGAAATCACTTCATGCTAAGGAATCATTAAATGCGGATTCATTCGGTAACATTTACAAATCCATTAAAGATGCGGAAGGAAACGTAAAACGTAGCCGGGCGTCATGCATGGGAAATTGGGTTAAATAAATGGCCACACAATTTAGGTTTACATTACACCATCGCGCATCATCGTCAAGCACGGTAATTAACAATCCATTTGGCTGGAAAGGCGCGACAAGGTCGTTAGATCGACACCCGGAATTCCATTCACTTATCGAGTCGTATAAAGGATCATTCCAATTTTACGGAACTGATGACTACGTAAATGGTGGTCGTGAATGGCTTAAAAATATCGAAAAAACATATGGGCCTAACGCAGAAGTAGAGCAAGTTGTTGATTACATCAATAATGAATTCGATCTAGTTTGGAAGAATTTTTTCACGGGTACGATAACAATCGGAAAGTTTAGAGAAAGTTTGCAATTTGCTCATTATCTCGACGCTCAATTTGATCCACAGGGATTTTGGACAAAATTCATCAAGAGATTTGAGACTCCTGTTAATCTTCAGAGTGCTACCGACCTTGATGGGAATTCAGTTCCATCGGTTTCACCATTGAATATTAAATTGCCATCTCAAATAATTAACAAACTCAATAAATACACTGGTCATTCAGGTGAAGTCGAGACTCTTGAGGATGTTTATTGTGCTACATATTTACTCGGTAATGTTGCGTTGAACGGTCCTGATGTTATTGATGGGATATTTACGTCAGATGGTATGCGGGTTTTGGTTAAAAATCAAACCGATGCAAAGGAAAACGGGACGTATATTGTTAACCATTCTGGTCCATGGAGTCGGACTGAAGATGCAAATACCGGGACAGAACTTGAAGACGCGATCGTTAAAGTATCCTTTGGTGTTAATAATGCAGGCACAGTCTGGAAACAGCATACTAATCCGGTGACGATAGGGGTAAGTAACATTGTGTGGGATGAGTACAATTATGTAGATGACGTAATAATTTATGAGGAGGGTGTTGGAATTGATAATGCTGAAAGCACATTAACAGTTTATACGGTAGCAACATTAAATCCAGAAATTCAAGAGATAACCCGAACGTTTGCTCCAGGATTCGATTCAACTCTTGATTATAATGAATTAAGTGAGAGTGTTGAGATTCAACAGGAACGCGGAGAAGTAACGATCGATATTGATCACATTGATTTAAGTCTTCAGTTAGACGGTATTCTTTCAGGCGGTGGTGTGGTTTTGGAGCATCAATGGTCTGTGAAACTGTATGTTCGAATCAATGACGATTCAACAATTTTGCTTGATACTGACGCTCAAAATTTCAGCGCTCCTGTATCATATCCAAAATCATTCAGTTTATCAGGCACCTATACATTCAATGCACTCCCTTCAGACCGGATAACATTGATCATCCAATATAATATCCGAGTTGATTTAGATGCGCCAGGTGGTCATTGGGAATCGCGATCTATTCTTGGTGGCATTACGGATGAATTAATCAACATTACATTTAAAAGTAAGATAGCAGACAGCACAGGCGAAGGCTTTTTTATTCACGATGAGGGATCTTTAATCTGTGATAGAATAGCTGGTGAATCTGGTCTTTTCTATAGCGAATATTTGGGTAATGCGGATACTTGCCGGACCTATGATCAGGTTGGATGTGCTTCAAATTATGCCACAATTAAGGGCTTACAGGCCCGTGGATACCTGCTTTCAGAAAAGTCTTCCTTTATGTCGATGAAGGATTGGTTTGAGGGGGTTGATCCTCATTTCAATATTGGGCTTGGATATTCCAGAAGAGTTATCGATGATTATGAGCAGAACGTCATTGAGGTAAGGCAAAAAAAAGACTTCTATCGAGCAGATACTTTATCGATAGTTCTTCTGAACGTTAAAGAGATAACCCGAGCCTATGAGGATGACATGTTTTTTACATCAGCTGAATTAGGCAGTGAGAAGTGGGAATCAGAGGACGTATCAGGATTGGATGATCCGCAGACTAAAAGGATATGGTCGTTTATTTACAAAAATTTTGGGAAGCCTTTTGAAAGGTTGAGTAAATTCATAGCGGCTAGTTTGGCATTTGAAACGACACGCAGGCAAAGGAAGACGTTTTCGGCTGATTGGAAATACGACAATGAAGATTTTTTACTTTCAATCGTAAAAGAAGGATCATCGTACAAACCACGGCTTAATGAAGGATTTTCAGACGTAACTGGATTGAGTAATTCGGACACCAGGTATAACAAAGATCTTACACCGGCGCGGGCATTCATTC